CACAATTGGACGAGATGATTAAAGATTTGAGTCAAAAGCCAGGTGTGTTGCTCTCAGCTCAGTCTACTGAGTTACCTCAAGAGCAATATGGAAGGCCTATTATTGAATCTCAAAACGTTCACCCTCACTGTATGGCAGCGAAATTGAAACCCGAAGACTATGTTGATGTCTTGGGTTCCACTCGTTTGCGAATGCAACAGGGAAGTCAGGTGAGAAAATCCCCTTTGTCGGATGAAGTTGAAAGATGCTTCCAATATCCAAACAAATGGGGACCACCGAAACTGAAACCAAATTGGAAAGGTTACAATGCGACGCTTGAGCACATTGTGAATCCTGCGGAGATGTTTGCACCATCGGAACTTGAGAGGGCTCGCCAAGATTGGTTAAAGCCTTTAATTCCTTTGATGCGTGAACACATTTTGACTGAACCATTTAGACCATTGAATGAACATGAGATGGTTATGGGTCAAGCAGGAAAGCGTTTTATGACACCTATTCCAATGAATACTGGGATGGGATTCCCTGTGTTCGGACCAAAGTCCAAGCATTTCATTGAGACACGAGATGGAGAAGTTTTGATTTCTCGTGAACCTGATGAATCCGTTAAAGCAGAAATGAAACGGATTTTGGAATGTTGGCAACATGGGGAGAGAGGATATCCTGTAACCACAGCAACTTTGAAAGACGAACCTACACCTCTTGACAAAGAGAAGGTACGTGTTTTTCAAGCTTCGGCTATTGCTATGGGTATGTATATCAGGAAATATTTTCTCCCTATTGCAAGGTTCCTCGCCTTGCATCCACTCGAATCAGAAAGTGCTGTTGGTGTGAATGCTTTTTCCAAACAATGGGATGAGTTGATGAATCATGCTAACAAATATGCACAAGACAGCAAAGTTATTGCTTGGGATTATTCAAAGTACGATGTGCGAATGAATTCTCAAGTGACTACTGCTGTTTGGCTTAGCTTCATTGAACTTGCTGAAGCTGGAGGGTATCCGCAAGAAGACCTTCAGATTATGCGAACAATGATTGCTGATATTGTGCATCCGTTGATTGATTACAATGGTACTTTGTTGATGGCTTATAACATGAATACTTCTGGAAATAACATGACTGTGAATGTGAATAGCACCGCAGGTTCATTTTATGTTCGCTTGGGATTTTTCCATACATACCCCAATGCGACAGATTTCAGAAGCTCTGTTTCAGCTTTGACTTATGGCGATGACTTTAAAGGAACAGTGAA